AAGCTAATAATAAATTACATATTGATAGAATTCGAGATCAATACACAGAAGAAGAACTAAGTAATTTATTTGATAAGGTTTTCAACAACGAAAACAAAGATAGAGTTTGGATTCATTCTCACTTTGGTGTCAATGATATTGATAGTATATTTAGTAAGTTACGTTTTATGATTGTTGGTTGTGGATGTAAATGGATAATAGTAGATCATTTACATATGCTTGTATCAGCTACAACTGATGGAGATGAGCGTAGAAACATTGACTCCATCATGACACGACTACGATCTCTTGTCGAAGAAACTGGTGCAGGTATGATACTTGTATCTCACCTCAGACGAGTAGATGGTAATCGTGGTCATGAGAATGGTATAGAGACTGGTCTATCACACCTTCGTGGCTCTCAGAGTATTGCACAATTATCTGACTGTGTTATATCTCTAGAGCGTAATCAGCAATCAGATGATGCAATAGAAGCCTCTACTACTCGTGTAAGAGTACTCAAGTCTAGATATACTGGTGATGTTGGTGTGGCTACACACTTGTTATATGATAACGAAACTGGTAGACTTGAAGAGACATCTAGTTACGATGAAGATGAATTTATTGGAGATGAACTATGAATTTAATTTTTGATATAGAAGCTAATGGATTAGATCCTACAAAGATCTTTTGCATTGTTGCATTAGATGTAGATACTAAAACAGTACATAGTTTTGGTGAGCCTTGTGTTCAGGCAGGTCTAGATCTATTGCAAAGAGCAGATAAACTTATCGGTCATAATATAATTGGCTATGATATTCCTGCAATCAAAAAGGTCGCAGGTATTGATTTAAGTGATAAAAAAATTGTAGATACTTTAGTTCTTTCTAGATTGTTTAAACCTACTCGTGAGGGTGGACATGGCTTAGAAAGTTGGGGCTATCGTTTAAACTATGCTAAAGGTGATTATGGACAGAGTGAAGGTGCTTGGGAAGAATACACAGAAGATATGTTACACTACTGTGAGAACGATGTAAAACTTAATTACAAAGTTTATAATGCTCTCAAGTTTGAATCTAAAGGCTTCTCTGCTAGATCTGTTATACTAGAGCATGAAGTAGCTAAGATTATAAACGATCAAAGAAATAATGGATTCTTATTAGATCAAGAATTAGTAATGAAACTTGTTGCTTTATTCGAAGAAAAACTAGAAGACATTGAAACAAAAGTTCAAGATCAGTTTAGACCAAAAGTTTCTGTCAAAGAATTATATCCTCAATTCACTAAGTCTGGCGAGCTGTCAAAACTGGCAAGAGATCAGGATGGTAAAGGTGTGAGACTTAGTGATTTGGAGTATCAAGAACTTAAAGATGATCCAGAATCTACAGTATTTCGTGAAACAGTAGTAGAGTTTAATCTTGGATCACGAAAACAAATAGGTGAGTACCTTATGGACTTTGGTTGGAAACCTAAAAAATATACACCAACAGGTCAGCCAATAGTTGATGAAGGTACTTTAAGTAAGATAAAAGATATACCCGAAGCACAACTAATAGCAGAGTATCTAATGATACAAAAGCGTTTAGCACAAGTTAATAGTTGGCTAAAAGAAATATCAGAAAGTGGTAGAGTTCATGGCTATGTTAATCCTAACGGAGCAGTAACTGGTCGTATGACACATTCACACCCTAACATGGCACAAGTTCCTAGCATTAATTCTCCTTATGGTAAGGAGTGTCGTAGCTGTTGGACTGTACCTGATAATCATAAACTAATAGGTATTGATGCTAGTGGACTAGAACTTAGGATGCTTGCACATTATTTAAATGACGAGGAGTATACAAATGAGATCCTTAACGGAGACATACACACCTTTAATCAGAAACTTGGTGGACTTGAATCTAGAAATCAGGCAAAAACTTTCATATATGCATTGCTCTACGGAGCAGGAGATGCAAAGCTTGGGCAAGTGGTTGGAAGAGGCAGAGAGATTGGCAAAGGACTTAGAAAACAATTCTTTGATAATCTCCCATCATTTAAATCTCTTAGCACAAGCGTACAAAGAAAAGGTAGTTCAGGATTCTTAAAAGGTTTAGATGGTCGTAAAATTATAGTTAGGTCTGCTCATGCATCACTAAATACTTTATTGCAAAGTGCAGGCTCTATTGTAATGAAACAAGCCGTTGTATTTTTTAATGATGAGATAAACAGAAATAAACTTAGAGCAAAGTTTGTAGCAAATGTTCATGACGAATGGCAAGTAGAGTGTCATGAAGATGATGCTCATGCTGTTGGTGAAGCAGGAGTAAGAGCTATTAAAGAAGCAGGAGAACTCTTTAAACTAAACTGTCCTCTTGATGGAGAATATCAAATAGGATTAAACTGGTCGGAGACACACTAATGGAACAAGTATCTTTTATATTAAATGAACATTCCGATCTTGGCTGTGAAGATGGGAAAACTTGCAGTAAGTGTAAAAAGTTTTTACCACTAGATAAATTTAATTTTGCTTCTGGTGGTAATTATCTTAGAGCTGAATGTCGTGATTGTAATAACGAAATGCAAAAGGTTCGTAAAGCTTTAAGAGAAAAATATGGTATGCCACCTGAAGGCTATCACTGTCCAATATGTAATAAGAATGAAGAACAAGTAAAAGGAAGTGGCAATACTAGAAATGGTTCGTGGGTATTAGATCATTGCCATGAGACAGGAGAGTTCAGAGGGTGGTTATGCCATAAATGTAATAGAGCTTTAGGTGGATTTGATGATGATACATCTGTGTTATCTAATGCAATTAAATATTTAAACGGAGAATATAATGAAAGATTTATCTAAAGTAGTACCCGATATATATTCACAATTACAAGATCTTTCAAACGGAGATCCTTTACCCTTATCTGATGAGCAAATAGATGAGACAGTAGATAAAATAAAAGAAGCTTTAAAATCTTGGGCACGACCTGAACAAAGAAACTCTGAGTTTACTTTACGAATGTCCAACATTGGAAAGCCTGCTCGTCAGTTATGGTTTGAAAAGAATGATGAGAATTTAAAAACAGATATAGATGCACCAACTCAAATTAAGTTTTTATATGGTCATATACTAGAAGAAATAGTTTTGATGCTTGTTAGAATGTCTGGCAATAAAGTTAGTGATGAACAAAAAGAAGTTAATGTAAAAGGTATATCAGGTCATATGGACTGTAAAATAAACGGAGAAGTAGTTGATATTAAGACAGCATCAAAGTTTGCATTTAATAAATTTAAAAATAATCGTTTAGCAGAAGATGATCCATTTGGTTATCTCGGACAGCTTTCAGCTTATGAAGAAGCAGAAGGTACTAACAATGGTGGCTTTCTTGTTATCAACAAAGAGAGTGGTGAGCTTTGTATGCACATTCCCGAACAAGAAAACAAAATAAATATTCCAGAAAAAATAAATAATATTATACCATCTTTAGATCTTGACTCTGCTCCTGAATTATGTTATAATCCTATACCTGATGGGAGTAAAGGTAATATGAAACTACCCAAACCTTGTGCGTGGTGTAAGTATAAACATGAATGTCATAAAGATGCAAATGATGGTGCAGGACTAAGAACCTTTCAATATTCTAAAGGTCTAGTTTATTTAACTAAAGTAGTATCAGAACCTAAAGTGGAAGAACATTTATGAATGGTAGAAAAAGTAAATTAATAAGAAAGAAAGTAAAACCTTTGTTTTTAGACTGGCTGTCTACTTTGTTGCCAGAAGAAGAGATAAAAAAATTAAATGAAAAAAATATAAATGATTATCTTCCAAAAGAAACTCATTTATATATTGCCGATGCTATAAGACTTTATTCTTATTCTCCAAGATGGTTAGCAAAAAAAATAAAAATATTTAACAAAAGAAATCCAAATGTTAAAATAAAAGATATAACTCTGGAGGATTTAAAAACAATCTATGAAAGAAAACACTGATATAGAATTAGAAACTTTGATAATACTTGCAGCTTATTTTTTATTTGAAAATAAAAATAAAAAACTAAAAGATATGGAAGATGATTTTTTATTTGATTTACAGTGTAAATTAGCTAAATGTTGTGAAGACATAAAAGGAACTTTACATTGAATAAATTTAATAAAATGAAAAAAGGTTTTAGAAAACCTAGAGTAAAAAGACCAATTGAAAAAGATGTACCAAAAGGATATGATTCTAATTGGGAATGTGAATTACATCAAGGCATCTTAGAAGATTGGAAATTCCACACAGATAAAGTTCCTTATGTTGTAGAACATAATTATGAACCAGACTTTATAAGAGAAATAGAAGGTAAAAAAATATTACTAGAAGTCAAAGGAAGGTTCTGGGACTATGCTGAATATAGTAAGTATGTTTGGATAAGTAAGGTGCTTCCATCTGACACCGAACTTGTGTTTCTTTTTGCCAATCCTAATGCACCAATGCCACAAGCAAAACGCAGAAAGGATGGAACAAAAAGAAGTCATGGAGAGTGGGCAACCGCTAATAACTTCAGATGGTTTAGTGAAGATAGCATCCCTGATGCTTGGATTAACCCTAACAAAAGAGAGACTTTTAAAGATGAAACTTAACCCTTATGATGGAGACAATATGCCTAGTATAGACAATGCAAGCCCTGCTGATTGGGACAGAGCATCTAGAGCAATTAGAGATGCTGTTGATCACCCACCACATTATAATAAAGGAGATATAGAAACTATTGATTATATTATTGATGTGCTTGGAACAGAAGGAGCTATTAAATATTGTCATGGAAATATTCTTAAATACACAGGCAGTAGATTATTTGAAAAACACAAGCCAATAGAAGATGCAAGGAAAGCTATTTGGTATTTAAATAAACTTATAGAGTTAATTGAGAGTAAATAATATGGATAGAAAAGATGAGCGAAGAGATAGATTTAATCGTAAAAAGAAATACAATAAAATTGAAAACTCTTTTAAACTAAAAAACATTAAACGCAAAGATAATAAAATAAAGGAAACAACAGAATGATGGATTCATATCAACAATATATACATAAATCTCGTTATGCTCGTTGGCGAGAGGAAGATAACAGACGAGAGACTTGGGAAGAAACAGTACAAAGATATGTAGATTTTTTTGAAGAGCGTGGACAGATTAATGAAAAAGAATCTAAAATGCTTTATGATGCTATCTACAATTTAGATGTTATGCCTTCTATGCGTTGTCTAATGACAGCAGGTAAAGCATTAGATAGAGATAACATGGCAGGGTTTAATTGTTCTTATATAGCTATAGATCATATAAGAGCATTTGATGAGATATTATATGTGCTAATGTGTGGCACAGGAGTTGGCTTCTCTGTTGAGAGACAGTCAGTTAGTAAATTACCAGAAGTAGCAGAGGAGTTTCATGAAACAGATACGACAGTGGTTGTGCAAGATTCGAAAATTGGTTGGGCAAAAGCTTATCGTGAGTTGGTTAGTCTTTTGTATTCAGGTCAAATACCTACGTGGGATGTTAGCCGTTTACGTCAAAAAGGCGAAAGGCTCAAAACATTTGGTGGTAGGAGTAGTGGTCCTGAGCCTCTTGTTGCTTTATTTCATTTCACTGTATCTACCTTTCGACAAGCAAGTGGTCGAAAACTTACGAGTATAGAATGTCATGATTTGGTGTGTAAGATTGCAGAGATTGTTGTTGTTGGGGGTGTTAGGAGGTCTGCTCTTATTAGTTTGTCTAACCTTTCTGATGATAGGATGCGTCATGCTAAGTCTGGAAGTTGGTGGGAAAATAATACGCAAAGGGCATTAGCTAACAATAGTGCAGTATATACAGAACGACCTGAGTTTGAAACATTCTTAGAAGAGTGGTTAAGTTTATATAAATCTAAAGCAGGTGAGCGTGGTATATTCTCTAGGATAGCTTCACAAAATCAAGCATCTAAAAATGGAAGACGAGAAACAGATCACGACTTTGGAACTAATCCATGCTCAGAAATAATCTTGAGATCTGGACAAGTATGTAACCTTTCAGAGATAGTTGTTCGTAGCTCTGATACCTTTGAAGATTTAAAACGCAAAGCAAAGATAGCTACTATACTAGGAACATTACAATCTTCTTTAACAGACTTTAGATATGTTAGATCTGTATGGAAAAAGAATACAGAAGAAGAATGTTTACTTGGTGTATCAATGACAGGTATTATGGATCATGCAATATTAAGTGGCAAACAAAAATCTGGTACTTGGTTTGATCACCCCAACATGACAGATCTTCCTAGTGCTCTTGAAAAACTTAAAGAGGTTTGTGTAAAAACAAACAAAGAGTGGTCAGAAAAATTAGGCATTAATCAATCAACTGCTATTACTTGTGTTAAACCATCAGGTACTGTTAGTCAATTAGTAGATAGTGCATCTGGTATTCATGCTAGATTCTCTCCGCATTATATTAGAAGAGTAAGATCAGATGGTAAAGATCCTATCTCAGCTTTCTTAATTGATGCAGGAGTACCTGCTGAAAAAGATGTAATGAATGATGAGAACTATGTATTTTCTTTCCCTATCAAAGCACCTAATGGAGCTACTTGTGTTGAAGCATTAGATGTTAAAACTCAATTAGATTTGTGGGATGTATATCAAAATCATTGGTGTGAACATAAGCCTAGTGTAACTATATACTACTCTGATGATGAGTTTATGGCAGCAGGTCAGTGGGTATGGGATAAATTAGATAGTTGTTCAGGTATTAGTTTCTTACCACGAACAGATCATGTTTATCAGCAAGCACCTTATGAAGCTGTAGATGAAAAAACATATAAAGACTTACTTAAACAAATGCCAAAAGATATTGATTGGAATAAACTAGGTGAGTTTGAAAAAGAAGACACTACTACTGGTACGCAAGAATTAGCTTGTGTGGCAGGTGGTTGTGAGATATAGTTGGATAACATGGTTGGAGATAATTACTTGTCTCCATATCATATTTAATGTCTGGAATAACATGGGAATTATATGAGTAAAAAAGAAGGAAACTTAATAAGCTTCAAAGTTCTTATAGATTCTAAAGGTTTTATATTTACAGAACTTAGTGCTGTCCCTGAAGATAAATTGCTAAAAGCTTTTCAGGGACATGAACTAAGACTAATTAGAAAAATATTATCTACTTGCAGTAACAAACTAAAACCTTTACATAAAGAATTAGAAGCTGAAATACAAGCTTTAAATCATCCTACCACTTAACTTTGTGCGACCAATAACGAGCCGACATCTTACTAGGATTAGCATCTTGTGCATTATGACGAGCATAGTAAGATTTCTTACGAGCTTTATCTTTTGCAGTAGTTGGATTCTTACCTGCACCTTTTACTCCTTGTTGTCCAAAGCGTATTGTCTTTATTTTATCGCCTTGCTTTGCTACTACAACATGAGATTTAGTCGGGTGGCTAGGAGTTCTTTTAGGTTTATTAAATCCTGCTACTCCTGCTCTTGCTAATCGTGGATCTTTTTTCTTAGCCATTATTGTCTATGCCTCCTAGTTTTTCTAGCTATAGATTTAGGTTGCTTACTATGTTGTTTACCTGCTTTAGTATCTTTGCGTTTCTTTGCAGAAGTTCTAGCATACTCAGAAGCACTTAAAGATTTTATAGCTGATGTAGGTAAATATCTTTCTCCTGTTTCAGAAGACTTCTTACCTGATTTTGTTCGCCACTTTTGTGCAGTCCATTTCTTCAAAGACTTTTGTGGTTTTTTTAATGCCATTACACTGTTCTCCTTGCTCTTTTTAGGGCTGCTTTAGCTTGTTTAGCTAATAGGGCTTGTGTATTTTTATTTTGTACTTTAGCTCTTTGTTCTAAGACTGTAAGTATTTGAATTTTTCTAGCATAAGGTTTTCTAATTCTTTTTACTTTACTGATAGTGTCCTTTGCATCTTGAACAGTCGCATACTTTATACTAACAGTATCTTTAGGATTCTCATCAGTATATAATCTTCTACCAGAGCCTTTTGGTTTTTTACCTGTACCTTCTTTGGGATCTTTAGCCATTACTTTTTATGTACCTTTTGTATTTCGAAGTTTGCATTTAAAGTTGCTCCTTTATGTGGAACAAACTTACCTTTGTGTTTCATTAATTTATAGCTACCATTTTTTTGTAACATCCAATGATAACCATCAGGGGCTTTTACTTTCATAATTTATACTACTCCTTTACTTACTTATTATATTCTACACCACGATAAGTGTGTTTGTTTTGCTCTTTGTTAGATTTTTTAACTTCAGAATTTTTATTTACTTTAACGCCTCTATAATATTGTATAGTCATAATATACCTCCAAAACATAATTGATAGAATTATCAATGCGTTCCTTCAGCACTATTGCTTACTTCCGACCATATTATATGGTTGAACGAGATATTAATTTAATTACTACTTATATCCGCCCCCTTTGGCTTTATATTCTTTAGCTAACATCTGAGCTTTTCTAGCAGACCATTGACCTGCTTTACCACCCTTCGTGCCTGCTTTTATTTTATTAAATAAATTTTTACGCATAGTAGGCTTAGTATAATTGCCTGCTTCGTTTACCCTAGAGCCTGAACTTTTTTTAACTCTAGGTTTTTTAGTTGTTCTTTTTGTAGTACAATGTCCCATTAGTTTCTCCTATCTTTTTCCTGCAGGTGTAAAGTAAAATCCTATTATAGCTCCCAAAGTGGTAATCGAGACGAGGGAGATATGTCCTGTAGTGATTGCCGTTGTGATTCCTTCGTCGACAGGCATCTTATAGAGTCCCCACAAAACGCTGATCTCTTTCGCTTGCTCTGGTGGAACAAATGTGATGAGTTCGATTGTTGGGTAGATGGTACATAAGATCGAGATTGTGGCGAAGTTGAGCATCCCGATAAGAGCAATGATCCTACGAGTAGTCCTAGTAAAAATCGTTGCTTCAGGATCTTCACTCGCATCTCCAAATATTGCCTTTTGAAATTCAACGTCAGCCTCCTTCATCTGCATATCACGAATTAGTTCTCTTTTAGCTTCTGCTTCTTTAGCCTCATTACGACTTTGAACAGCACCTGCTACAATCTTTAGCATCGACCCCATTCCTGTAGCACCTAGAGTCGATACTAGCATTGTTATCAATCCAAACATATAATCTCCTTATAATAAAGGATTTTTCTTATCAGTTAGTTTATTAACTTTTTCTTTAAGTCCTTTAACTTCTGTTTCAAGGACTTTAAGATTTGTTTCAACTTCGCTTGTATCTGGAATATCCAACCCTTCAACTTTACCTTCAAGGACTTTAATAGTTCCTTTAACTTCTTCAATTTGTTTGCCAATATGTCCAATATCATTATCTTCAATCCTCGTTTCTAGTTTAGTTAATCTAGCTTCAAGATGTGTAGCATCTGTTGAAGCCTCCAAAGCGGATACCTTTTCTGTTAAAGTTCCATAACCTACAGCAGCTCCTCCAATAGAAGATGCTATACCTAACCATAAAGCTACATCTTGTGGTTTCATTGTTCTCCTCCAATTCTAGGTTCAGGATTAACCTGAATATCATTATAATAAAAAGGTACAGTAGCATACATATCATACATTAAACTATTTACACCTACATTAGCTTGATTCCAATCAAGATTTAATTGAGTATAATTTAGCTGATCTATTGATACTGAAGCATTTGTAAAGAAATCCATAATAGTATTTGTAGACATAAAAGCATGAGCTATAGTGTCTATTACAAATGAATCTTGAGCATAAGCTTCAATCATATTCTTAGTCATACTAGCTTCTAACATACCATCTATAGATGTATTAAACTTCTGTCTGCTAGATTCTTTAATAGCTCTAAGATCATTCTCAGTTGCATATGCTTCTGCATTTATTTTAGTTTCTTGATCTCCGTTTACAAGTTTATCTGCTAATTCAGTTACTGCTGATATTTCTGAAGCAGCTTCGATTAGAGACTCTTTTTCACTTTCATAGGTTTCTTGCTCTAGGTCAATCATATCGTTCAATAGAACGAGCGAGAGAGCCTCTGGAGTGCTGTTTACAAGCCCATCTGCATATGCTTGGTTAAACACATCCATCTGCTCTGCTGTTAGTTCGTACTCTTCACCGCTTGTAGGATGATATATAATAGTCGTACCATCCGCCATTGATTGTGTAGTCCATTGAATATAATCTTGTATTCTATTCTGTACTACATTCTTCATTTCTGATGAAGCGTCGTTTAGTGAAGTCATATCGTAATCGTTCTCCCCTGCACTCGTCTGTTGGCTCAAGCTTAGTGGAGCTATTAACAACAAGAGGGTCAGGAACATACTGTGGGTTTTTAACATAATATTCAATGGCATCTTCTCCTATTAATCCTTTTATTGGGCAGGGTGTTTGGGCATTTCTCATAGCCCACCAGACACGAGGGTCTTGGCAAAGAATTGAAGTGGCAGCCACCTTCAAGCCTAAACTACTTAATTGTCTTGAAAGCTTTAACATCTCACAATTCTTATCAACTTTTAAAGTATTAAAACTAATACCAAGTTGTAATGATTGCAGTCCTCTGCCTGATGAAATAACACAGGCATCTTGATTATAAACAGGAACACCATTACCGACTGCTGTTGTTACTGGCATACCTTCTTGATTAACTGTTGTTTCTGTAGTGGTAGTTATTGTTTCTGCTTGTTGATTAGTACCAAAGTCTCCAACAGTTGCTTCACTTCCACTAGCTTGTACGTGCTGACTGATAAGAATACAAACTATCAGTATTATTAATTTCTTCATTAAATATTAACTCTTCTATTTTAAGTACCCAAGAAGTAGGTATTGCTATATGACCACCTCCCTCTTTTAAAGTATCGTCTTCTGTTACTATTCTAGAACGCATCACTATTACTTTATTACTATCTCTATGAACAAGCCATCCTATTTCTTGACAAATAGCAGGCTCATGTGCTATAATATCTTCAATATCTGTCCATGAACCATCACTGTCTTGAGCATCTAGCCAAGTTAAACGAACCATTGGAATATCTTCAATCTGCATTTACTAACCCACCTTCAGCAAATTGAGGAAGACCATTTTCTAATACATCTTTTTTAAGTTTATCATTAAATTTTAAAACATAAAAAGTTTCATCTATATCCTCAAACATTTCATTATCACTTCTAATTTTTAATGGTTTTATTTCAACTGTTAATCCATATTTTTTTGCTAATTTTTTTAAATAAGATTTTCCTTTTTGATCATAAAGCACATCAAATTTTTCTCCAAAATCTTCACCATATCTCTCTGTATGAGTTTTTCCTAAAGTTAAAGCTATTCCATCATCTCCTTTATCTACGGCATCTATAACACTTTTGTTTATTGCTAATTTATGCCATGTATCTTTAAAGGGTGCTTCCTTTACTTTCATAGAATTTATTGGTGCATTTATAGTAGAAAAACCTTCCATATCAAAATCAGATAATATATTAAGTATTGATGCTTTTGATTCATCACTTAAGTCATAATAATTTTTTACTGTTCTTGGTGCAATTTCTTTAACTCTAGCAAATAAATAATTTGAAAGATTTACATCAATATCTCTAGTTGTAACATTTTGTGGAAAGCGTGGTCTATCTTTAATAAAATCTTTTACAGCTTTAGCTCTTTCTACTAATAAATTATTAATTGTTTCAGAATCTAAACCTAAACGATTTAACATTGCTATTCCCAAATTAATCGAAGACTTTTCAGGTATTGCTTTATAATATACAAGATTATTAATAAATTCAGGTAATTCAGGATCATCATTATTTTTAAACACTACATTATCAAGTTTCATGTCATCTAGTTCTACAGGATCTAAATTATCACCGAACTCTTCATTTTTATTTATTATTTTATCTATTTTATCTTGTAAAGATATTATTTCTCCTTCACTTGGAACATATCTATTTATATCTTCGTCATGTTTAGCATATCCTGACAAACGACCTTCAGTATGATAATCAGATTGCATTTCTTCTATAATACTATAAGATACTTTATTTTCATCATAACCCTCAGACAGTCTTATATGCATAAAGTTTTTTACATGGTTTGGTACACTTACATGATGTTGTGATGCACTTCTCATATTTTTAAATTTACCAACATCAGGGAATTGAGCTACTATTTCTCTATAATTAGTATTTTTAAAAGGCAGACTAGCCATAAGAGAATCTAAAAGCAAAGCAGTATCATCTTTATTTTCAGCACCAAAAAAAGCATCATTATATCTTGGATCATCATATTTATCTATTTCTGCAGCAGGATTAAGATCAGCATCATCATTTATTTTTCTCATATACTCATTTAATGTTGGTGGTCCATCTGGAAACTCTGCTCTTATTTCTTCTGTTTCTTTTAGTTTAAGATTATTAATAAATTCATCATTTTTTGAACTATCAGGATTTGTTTTCTGTTGTAGTATAGTCCACTCTTCATACTCAGGTTCAAAATCATTTCTAGAATCTTTAAATATTATTTTAGGAGTTGATCTAGAAACAAGTTTTTTTACCTCATCCTTAGTAAGGTTTGGTCGCATAAACAACTGATCCATTATTTCTGAATATTCTAATTCATCTTGTGTAACAAAAGGTTTTTTCTTTAACTCATTATAAAAAGTTTTTCCACTACCTTTTTTAGTTTTAAGATTATCAACAGCTTCTTCTAGTGCACTAAAAAAACCTTTACCTAAAGGTGTCTTAGCAACAATTTTTCCAGAGCTAAATTTACTTCTTTTTTCTGAGTCTTTTATTAAAGATTGTCTAGCTGCTAAATCTTCTTCCCCAATAGAATTTAAATAATCTTGAGTATCTGAGTTAATCCAAAACTCTAATTCTCTAATTCTTCTTGGACCAAAGTCGTCTTTAAAATCTTTTAAGTTTTCTGCAAAAG